AGCGATGTGCTTGGGATGAGCTTTCGGCCCCGACGGAGCATTAGCCTGCCGGTTCGCTTTCTGCTGCTGGTTGTACTCCTGCTGGTACGGCAGAGACGTAGACATGAAGGGGTTGTAAGTGGTAGCCATGGGTCTCTCCTATGGAGGATCAGGTGGCAGCGGAGTCGGCACTGAGTCCGGGTTGAACTCATAGACGACTTTGACTTGCTGAGTCTTCGACTGGCCGTCTGGGTCGCCCAGCGGAAACGCAGTCGTCACCGTGATCCGCTCGAGGTCGTCAAATTCTGTCGGGTACCACTCAGTCCGGAACTGATACGTGAGCCAGAAGAGCCGCTCGCCGAACGGCGTCTCGTTCTGAGACCCTGCGAGGCCCCAGGTGTCCGGCCGGAAGCGGATGCGCGGGACGCCTTCAAGGCGGAAGTTGTCACCATCCGGCATCGTCGTCTTGAGGCGGTTCATCAGAGTGTTGTCCCGGAGGATCTGGTTGAGAGTGAACCACGACGCCTGGTCCAGCTTCTTCAGCATCTCCGTCGGGTCATTGTTGATGACCATGATCTGGATGCCGATGGTCACCTTGTTGATGAAGCGGATGTCTCCTGCGTTTATGTCACCGTCGGGCTCGTACAAGTCCTCTCCGAGGAAGATCCCGAGGAACGGGATGTGGTGGTCACCCTCAACTTGGAGAGCGCTACTCGTCCGCTTCATGACGAAGTTCGTGAAGAACGACGACTGCGAGAGGCGATCGAAGATCGCGTTCAGCAAGATCCACGAGTAGCTTTGCGTGTCACTGAGCCCACCGGTTCCGGTCCAGGGGAAGTCATTCATGGCGCCGCCGTCATGTACTTGCGGACTGTCAGCGTCGTCTCACCACCACCGTTCGCGTCTGCATCCGTGACTTCAACCATGCCCACAGCGGGGATGTTACCCTCAGCCGGGATGTCGATCAGGTCTCCTTGCTCAGGGAGAGTATGACCGGCGTCGAAGAGCTCGTTGTCCCGGATGTCGACGATCGTCTGCTGGTCAGACACCATCGCCATCCCGCCCTCGACCATGATGTCGACTGGGCGCGTCGAGTAGATCCCGCGGATCGTGTACGCCGGCGCACCCGGATTGGACACGAGAGGCGTCACGGTCATGCTCCTCGAGAAAAAGTCTTGAGTGTGCAAGTATAGGACTGTCGAGAAGTCAACGGCCATGCGCTACTCCGCCGGCTTGATCCACTTGATCCGGTTGTGCAAGAGATCCTTCATCCGGTCAATGAGAGAAGTCTGGAGAGACGACCGCAAAATCGGCCGCGTCGACATGCGTGGCTGGAAGCGGCGGAACAGCTCAGCAGCTCTCTTCCTCGACCGCGCTGACGACTTCGCAGCGAGGCGGACGATGCGCCTGGCTTGGCGCCGCTGGTAGCTCGCCGAGCGCTTCATCGTCCTCAGAGAGTGCGGCCGGACGAGCGTCGTCGAAGTCCCCGCCCGCACAGCTTTCTTCGTAGCTGGCTTCTTGCGGTGCATGTCCTCGACTTGCCAATCCGACATCTGATTAGCCATCGCGTGGGGAAACCGGCGGAGCCTCGCGAGCATGATCCCGATGCTCTCCTCGAGCCCAGCTGTCTCGATCTTGACGTCAAGCATCAGACCCACCACCGCGTGTACTGCTTGAGGAGAGACTCAGCAGCTTGCATAGCCGCTGACCTCCCGCCGCTACTCGCTAGTTTAGCGAGGACAGCGTTGGGATCAAAGAAGACGATGCGCGACTCCTTGTGCGTGATCTGACGGATGCCAGCAGCTTGAGCTTGCTGGTTCTTCGTCCGCTCATCACGGATCAAGATCGCCACAGCTTGCTTGAGCGGCAGGGGCGCCTCGTCAGGCAAGACGAACCCGCCCGTGTAAGTCACGATGACCGACTGCGGCCACGCTGTCGCCTCGGCCGCGTACAAGGCGACGTTCGACAGCTTACCAGACTGCTCCTCGAGCTCATAGACACCCGCCGGGTAGAAGCTCGAGTCACCCGCAGGGACGACGTCCTCGATGTCCGTCTCTTTGACAGGCCAGTGGGTGAGGAACACCCGGCCGTCATAGACCTCCCGCCAGGTTTCGGTCACCCTCTCCTTAGCGAACGTACGGTTGCACAGCTCTGCCACATAGGTAGAATAAGTCGTGATCAGCATCGACAAGAGTGCGTCTTGCGACGTGTCCGCCGGCGAGATTCCAAGCAAAACCTTCGCCTCAGCGAGAGTGAGGAAGTCAAAACTCGTCGCTGGGTCGAGGACTTTGACTGTGACGTCAGCCATCAGCGCGTCTCACTGTGGAACTGCTCGAACAGCTCACGAAGATCGAACGGCTTCTCCGTCCCGTCTGACATCTTCCCGATGACCCGATAGTTCTTCGAGTCGATCTTCCAGCTGACGAGGTGGACCCCGTCTCGGCCGGGCATCCCCATCTCACCACGCTGGCCTCGCTCACCAGGGTCGCCTTTCTCCCCAGGAACACCACGCTTGCCGCTGCACGCGAGCATCTGCCAGCCATCACCAGGACAGACCCCGGGGTCGTCCTTGAGAGCCACGAAGGAGCTGCTGTCCTTCATGACGACGTCAAGCTGCTCGTAGGCAGCATCTTGCTTGTAAGTCCCGCGGACCCGCATCGGGCGGGCATCTCGGCCGGCGACTGCGACCACGACCCAGTCTTTGCCACCAGGTCGGGTCGCCGTATCTCGGAGGGCTTGCCAGCTGCTCCCGCTGTGGGAGACGACTTCACCCTCATACGTGACTTGGTCTTGAATCCACGTCTTGACGATCGAGAGCTTGCCTTGCGGACCTACCGAGCCGCGCTCACCTTGCGGACCTTGCGAGCCGGCTTCGCCCTTGCCACCCGGGTCACCCTTCTCGCCTTTGGCCCCGGCCGACCCTGGGTCGCCTTTCGAGCCTTGGAGGCCTTGCGGCCCTCTCTTGCCTTCTTCGCCATGTTCCCCTCTCTCGCCGCGCTCTCCTTTCTCGCCTCGGTCTCCGCGCGGCCCGGGAAGACCTTGGATGCCTTGCACGCCTGGCAGGCCTGGCTCACCACGCAGTCCGGGAGGACCCTGCGGACCTAGCTCACCAGGAGCACCAGGCGTGCCGGCTGGTCCTTGCACGCCGGGCAGGCCTTGAGGACCAACCTCTCCTTTCTCGCCTGGGTCACCTTTGATCCCAGGAAGACCCTGCTCACCTGGGTCACCTTTGATCCCAGGAAAACCTTGCTCGCCACGATCGCCCAGGTCACCCTTAGCTCCTGGTGGACCCTGATCACCCGGGTCACCTTTGATCCCAGGTAAGCCAGGATCTCCGGGGAGGCCCTGCTCACCTCTCTCCCCTCGGAGCCCGCGCTCTCCAGGTGCTCCGTCACGGACGAGAGCCATCCGCTCGTTGACTGACCTCATGAACGCGTCTAAGCGCTCGACGATAGTCGCCCTCAGCTCGGCGACGACTTGAGCGGCTTGGGCCTCGATGAAAGCTTTCTCCCGCTGCCACGCGCGGTCGTGCTCAGTCCACTTCTGCTCGATCTCCTCCTGGTGTCCAGCGAGGATCGCGCCGAGAGTCTCCCGCCAAGCCTCAGTTAAGGCGTCGGCGGACTCTGGCGGCTGCATCGAGGAGCCGTTGTGTTTCTCGCTTGACGTCATCCGTGTAGTCCTTCGGCGGCGGAGGAACCGGAGCTGCAGGAGGCGGCGCGGCTGGTCCTGGCGCCGGCGGCGGGTGCGGCCCAGTCCCAGCGCCCGGCTTAGGCACGATGCTCTCAGCGGCGGAGAGCGGCACGACTTGCTGCTGGACGCGCGGCTCGTCTCCGGCTTTCACGTCGTCGAGGCCTTCTTTGTTGCGAGCCTCGTTTGGCGAGAAGATGCCGCCGATGACGCCTTCCTTCAGAGCTCCGATCCGGTCCTTGAACGCAGAGCGCATCAGCGCCGACGTGTCGAACTCAGTGTACTCTTCAGGTTCACCCCGAAGCTGGAACAACCGATCAAAAGACTGCTCGATGTGGTTCAAGCAGAACCCGAGGCCCGACGCGACCCAGAACTGCATCAGCGCCTCAGCTGACCCGTATGACGGACCGCCGCTGAGGCCGAGGACTTGCAGAGGCACGCGGAACGCGAGGGCGATCCTGTCCTCGCTCATCTTCATGATCTCTGCGACTTGAGCGTCCTTCCCAGGCATCTGCCACGGTGTGACCTTGAGGTTGTTCGTGAGGATCGGCGTCTTGCCTTGGTTGACCCCTCGCGTCTGCTCGTCCCACCGGTCACGCAGTGCCTGGACTTGGTCCTTGTCCAAGTTCTGCTCTGTGAGCAAGATCGCCGACGGCCGCGCTTGGTTCGAGTAGAACTGCAGCTGCTGCTGAGCGATCGCGTCGCCGACGCCCATGTCCTGGACCGCTGACATGAGGGGCGTCTCCCCGATGAGCGGGTACGGGTAGCGGCGGTCGCAGTGGAGCCGGATGTGCAAGACGTCACGCTGCGGGACGATCAGCTTCTCCGGAATCTGCTGAGCGATGACACCGTTGCCACCGAGCGCGTAGAAGATGTCCCCGGTCTCCGCGACTTGAGGCCAGCACATCTTCGGGTTCATCAGGTGGAGCTCGCTCACCTCGAACCGGTCGTTCCGGAGGGCGAGAGCGTAGGCGTTCCCCTCGAGGTACAAGCTCCGCGTCGCGTTCAAGAGGAAGTCACTGATCGACTGGTAGGCGTTAGGCCGCCGCAGGAGCCGTGACAGAGCCGACGTCCTGACTCGCTCCCGGCCACCTTTCCTGTTCGTCCGCCAGTGGTCTCCAGGGCACATGGCTACGGTCTGGGCATATGCGCTGATGCACGCCTCGACCATCGCCGACCGAGACGACAGCGGGATGACGTCCTGACCGAGCTGCCAGAAGTTAGTCGAAGTCCCAGCGGGCAGATAGCCGCCGCTGACCGGCAAGAGGTACGGCCCGGGTCGGTACGCACCCTCGACAGCTCGGACCACTGTCCGCAGTGTGCGAGCTACCAGGTCGCGCGCACCCATCCACGTCACAACCTTCGGAGAAAAAAGGAGGGAGGCCCCGGCTCATTCCGGAGCCCCCCAAGCTTGGCGTCTTACTCTCGAGGAACGGCCCGCTGGACCGGCGCTTGAGGCCGGCCAGCTTGGTGCTGCCGAGTCTGGTAGGTCCCCGGCTTACCCGCCTCGACGTGACGGATGTTCGGGTCAGGCCCAGAGCCGTCGTCTTCCTTCTCGAAGACGGGAGCTCCGAGGACTGCCAGGTCGTTCTCTTCTTGGGTCGGCGTGGGCTTCCCCTTCATCCGATCCTGGAACTCTTGGCGAGACTTCTCGCTGGCCTCACGGTCCGCCGCTAGCTGCCTCTTCGCAGCTTCAGTTGCTTGATCATCAGCCATCATCGTGGCTCCTCTGTTGCTATGATCTCTCAACGCCTGGAATTAGGCGAGAGTTCTTACCAGGTAACGTTCTGAGTCCATGCGACTGTGCCAGAGCGGCGGTTCGCCCAGTTCAGCGGCATGATCATCCGCAGAGCCAGCGAGTCTGTCTGGAAGAGCGAGCGCTGGGGCGCTGCCACAGTGCCCGGCGACCCCGGTCCGACGAGGTCGAGAGGTGTCGTGTCTTCCATGTGCAGCGTGGCCTGGTCCGACATCTCGAAGCGGGGAGCCTCGCCGCCGACCACGACGAAGTCAGCCGCGTCAATGAGGATCACAGTCTTCGCCGGGACCGTCCCCGAGTCGATGATCGGCACGCCGCGGAGGTTACCCGCTGCCACTTCAGCGGCGAACGGGAAGACGCCCGTGTTCGTCGCGTTGATGAGCGAGAGGGAGAGCATCTCGGCCGGGTTCATCAGCCACACGGGGTTGCGGATGTTCCCATATGTCGCCGTGGTGAGCGCGCCGATGAGCAGCTTGAGATCTCCCACCACCGCCGCGATGCCGCCGCCCGTCGTCGCCGTCTGAGCCGCCACGCCATTCAGCAACCCCGCCGGCCGGATGACCGTCGCCGCACCCGCGTCGATCAAGACGCTGTCCACAGCCACGGTCGTGTCCGTCTGGATCGCCTCGCGGAGGATGCCTTCGATCGCCGGGATGGAGTGCTCGTCCATCTCCCGGGTCCAGGTCGTGATCACAGCCATCTTCTTCGGAGTGAGTGCTTGGCTGGTGAACGCGCCCTGCCGGACGGGGATCGCTTGTCCCTCTCCGACGAACGAGCCGGCGATGCTCGGCGTGCGAGACCGCGTCGGGATGTTGATCTTGCCCGCGCGGCCGAAGCTGAGGGACAGACCTTTAGCCGCGAGGCGGGTCAAGATGCTCTTCGGCATCAAGGTTTCCATCATCGCGGTGTAAGTCTGCTGCACGAGCTCCGCCGCCCAGCCCGTCACCGTCGTCATGGCAGGAGCTGACGCGGCGCGCATGACGATCTCCGTCATGAGCTTCGTCGCCTCGTGGTCGCCGTAGATCTTCTCGCACGTCTCGGCCGGGCTCTTGCCCCACATCCTTGACACGTAGGCAACCGTGCCTCCGCGGACGAGGAGATCGAGCAAGTCGAGATCTTTCTTCCCGACAGTCGAGTAGACAGTCTCGGACTTGTCGTGGCCGTTGCCGCCAGAAGTGATAGTCGGCCGCGGCATGATGACGGCCAGATCTTTGGTCTTGCCGTTGCCACCATCAGTCTTCTTCCCGAGGAGCTTCTCCGAGTCGACGAGGGCAGAGTGCTGCTTCTCGAGGCGGGAGATCTCGGCGTTGAGGTCGTTCGTCTTCTGCAAGTCAGCGTCGCTGACGTTGCTGTCGTCGATCTTCGCCCAGTGGGCGGCGAGAGCGTCTTTCCTGTCGACGATCGCCGCTTGGACGTCAATGATGCGTTGAGCGAGCGTCATAGCGCTTGCCCTCCTCTTGGTACGGTGCGTTCTGGCGGACCCGCCGTCGAACCTGCGCTTCACTCTCTCGCCTCTGTCGCCGGACCCGGCGAAGACGAAGTCGATCGTAGCAGGGGAGATGTCGAGAGACTTAGCCACAGCCAGGGCGTTCGGGTTCGCCGGCACTGACACGAGGGAAGTCTCCACGAGCTCTTGCTTCACGAAGTGGAGACCGAGCAAGTCTCCTTTCTCGCCTTTCCGCGGCTGCTGCTCGACCGGCCGGAAGCCGACAGAGACGGCACGCAAGATGCCGACGTCGATCAGCTTCCGGATCTCGTCAATGCGCTGGGACGTCCCCTTCGGGGCGACTTCCAAGCGGCCGCGGAGGCCTCCCTTCTCGACCCGGAGGTTGTGCCACCGGCCGATCGGGAAGTTCGAGTTGTGGTTGAACAGAGCGATCGGGTTCTTGAGGAAGTTGCCGAGGTCCCACCCGGTCGAGCTGATGACGTCACCCATCCGGTCCGGCGTCTCGTCGCTGAGGACGAACTCCATGCCCTGGACTTCTTCAGAGTGCGTCTTGAACTGAGTAATGCCAGTCCGTTGCTTGAATCGCCGGCCGAAATACTCATCCTCACCTTCTTCTTGAAAAACTTCCCACTCAGCTTGGCACTCGGCCATGATCTCTTCTTCAGTCATATCCGATTGATCTTGAGTCATCTCTTCAAGACAACGGTCAAGATAGTCATCTTCGTCTTCGCCCTCACTCACGGGAGGAGCATCTTGCTTGTTAACTTTCTTGCCCTTCGCGCGCACTCGTGCAGGCTTGTGAAACTTACTACTCCACATCTCCTCACAAGCATCGTCAGCCTCTTGTGGATCTACACCTCCATCAGTCAAAGCCTCTTCCGTACACCGATCCATGAAATCTTCATAGTCCTCTTCATCTTCGGGAAAAGGTATAGTGTCAAGAGAACGCTCAATTGCTGCACTTGGATCTTCACCAAATTTCTCTTTCCAGTTCGCGATGATCTTTGCTACAATTTCTTGCCGCTGCACACTCTTCTTGTCTTTGTCCCGCCAGGCTTGCATACACATCGCCACCGCTTGCTCCTGCGTGCGATCATCTGGCGCGTCGCTGCCATAAGCTTCGCTCATACAACGGGACACGAAGTCGTCCTGCGACTCACCCTTCTTCGGCTTCGGGAGCGGCATGGTCAGCCTCCAGACATTTGAGCTTCGGTAGAGTGATCGGCCGTGGCGCTCTCTGCTTCACCTTGCCGTCGACCCCATACTTCTCGGTCGCAGCCGTCTGCGCTTGGCGGATCATCGTGAGGACCGGCAGCCGCCGCCTCTTCGTCAAGTTCGGCGGAAGGCCAGCCATGTCCCTAAGACGTGGACGATCGGCCACCCTTCTTCGTAGAGCTTGTCGAGAGCTCGGGTGACCTCGACGGCTGGATTGCAGTAGTCGTGCCAGATGATGATCCCGCCAGGCCGGACGACAGCTCTCGCGAGGTTGCTGTCGTGCGTCACCGCATAGGCAGAGTGGTCACCGTCGATGAAGACAGCGTCGCACGGCTCGAGGTCCTGCGGCCCGACGCCGAGTGAACCTCTCTCGTGGACGAGCACAGAGAACCGCGGATCAGCTGCTGCCCAGAGGCCCGCCGTGTACGGGATCTCTGACCTTTGGCAGCTGAGCATCGGCTCGTGGTCCCAAGGCACGTCGACGCCGACATAAGCCTCGAGGGTGTGGACGCTGTCGAGGATCGTCTTCGCCGTCCGCCCCGTCTGGCAGCCGATCTCCACCATGACCCGCGGCGACACGCTGCTCACGAGGTCTACGAGGACCGCCGTCTCAGAGTCATTCAAGTAGGGGTTGGAGAAGATCCGGTTCGGCCGGACCTCGACCTCAGACCGAGCGATACTCAGCAAGGGCGCTCTCCCAGTCACCAGGAAACTTCTGCTGGCACAGGTTGACGTCGGGGTAGAACGGGTTGTCGAGCCACCGCCACGAGGCCCAGTGGCTCAAGAGGACCGTGACGCGCGGGTGGCCAGTGGCCCCGGCGACATGGGCGGCTGCCGTGTCGACAGTCACGATCTCATCCATGCACTTCATGAACGCGGCGCAGTCTGCGAGGTCCTCGAAGGTGTACGAAGCTACCCCGTGGCGGGCAGCTTCTTCTCCGCCTTGGCTCTGGCAGCTGTAGTAGTTCGCATCTTCCGGTAGAGCCGCAACCATCTGACCAAGCGGAATAGCTCGGGGATAATCCCCGTCGACGTTGCGGCCGACAGACCAGGCGACACCGACTCGAAGCTTGCCGTCGTCTGAGAGCTTCCGCTGCCACTTCTCAACCAGCGACCGATCGACATGTAGGTAGGGTCCATGCGGAACGCTCTCCGGTGTCTGGTCTAGCAGGTGCAGCAGTGACAGCATGGGGCAGAAGAAGTCTGCCTCAACCACGCGCTCAGTGACTGGTGCAACCTGTGAAGCGAGCTTCACTAGCTCCGGTGGAACCATCAAGTGCACGTCAGCACCACGCTCGAGCAGCTCTGGCACGTACCGCAGCATCTGGATCGTGTCACCGAACCCTGCGTCATGGACGAGCAAGAGCTTCTTACCGCTCACTTCCTCTCCGTGCCAGCGCTTCACCTTGACCCCTCGGCACATGGGCGGCGTCATCAGCTCGAGGCGGGCCTCGTATGACTCGAAGCCTTCCCGCCACCGGCCCATCGTCAAGAGCACGAGACCCCGGTTGAACCGAGCCGCTGCAGTCGGGACCATGCGAACTGCTGCGTCAAAGTCCTCGAGGGCTTCGTCAAGCAAGTTCTCCCTGAACTCCCAGACAGCTCGGTTGTAGCGCTCCAAGTAGCTGTCGATCGACAGAGCATACTTGTCTGTGACCTCACGGTGCCCGACGAGGTCTTCGCCTCGCCGGACCATGATGCTGCTCGGGACCTCAGCTTGGTAACTTTGGACGTCGAGGATCTCGCCATTCAGAGTCAAGCCACGCCAGCCGAACAGAGTCCTCTCGTAAGCGACGACAGGGTCTAGTTCCGGGACGTCACCGAAGCCTGCCCACGTTGTCAGAAGGTTCCTCCGTCCATCACGTCGTTGTCATGCGCGACGGCCCAGTTCCAAGCTGCATTCCGGCGGCCATAAGTCTTGCCATCAGAAGGAGCTTCTTCGACACCGCCATCACCACCGCCGCCACTGCTCCCTTGCGTCTTCATGAAGATAGCACGGCGCATGTTACTGCGCGCGAGGTCAGTCGACCGCAAGTCCCAGCCATCTACGCCATAGCTGTTGAGGTCATCAGTCAGCTGCTGCGGCGTCTTCCCAGCGTCATAGTCGACGACGAGATATTCAGTTGGTGTCCCGAGCATGAAGACTACTCGCCGCCAGTCAGACTTGACCACCTGGACCGAGCTGATCTGCCAGCCATCTGCACCATAGCCGTTGTAGAACGCCGTCAAGTCGCTGGACGACTGTCCCATCGGGTAGTCGATGGTGAGGTAGTCGACCATCACCAGTGAGTCGCCGTCAACCAAGCTACGCCACCCGGAGCTCGCAGTGCCCAAGTCACTGGAAATCTCACCTTGACTGCCACGCAGTCCGTCTGCCACGTCGACCGCGTCGGCTGGTCCGCTGGGCTCGAGTCCATGTGGAGGGCGTTCTCCCGGCTGGCCGTGATCTCTGGTACTGCGCCGAGGACGCTGACGAGGACGTCCGGTGCTACGGCGACCATATCCGTCGTGTTCCGCAGCGCGATGCTACCGACTACCTGGAGCGGCTTGAGGCCGTGCGGAGAAGAGATCTCCGCTTTCGCCGTCCGCGCTAAGCTGCTGACGTAGATCGGCGGCCGAGCTGCTGCAGGTGCCACCGCGAGGTACAAGTTCGTGAAGTCAGTGATCATCGCAGCGACAGGATCTGGCGACGCGTCAGCAGCGACCGGCGGCAAGTCATACCGCAAGCCCGGAGGCCGAGCTTCTGTTCCTGGATTAGCGTCGAGCAGAGCTGCGTCCAGCGCCATGCTAGCTGACCGGACCAGAGCATCTGTGACGAGCGCCTCGACGTTGCTCGACCTCACCATCTCGGCTGTCAAGACGATAATGCACGCGATCTTGTGCGGCGTCAAGGAGATCAAAGGCTCGACGTGAGGCTGCACGACGGGGATCGGCCAGCTCTCCCGCACGAAAGCAGCGAGGCTCGGGTCACCGATGATCGTCGGCACAGAGATCTGGCCGTCGCGGCCGAACGTCAGCTGCAGTCCCTCGCGGAAGATCTGCGCAGCAGCTGACCGCGGCGCGAGAGTCGCCATGAAGTCGAGCAAGACCGTCTGCACCAGCGGCGCGGACATAGCTATCTCAGTCGGCGAGACCGGCGACCTTAAGAGCCATATCGCTCCTGTGTCACTACTCCACTCTCGAGAAGCGACTCGAACCGGCGGCGCTCCGTCATGGGCACCGATCGCCGCCGCTGCGCAAGCGCGGACGAAGCTCTTGACGGAAGACCTCTCGACGATCACGGTGCGTCACTTCCACGTCGGTGTCATCCACGCGAAGCCCCGAGGGTCGCGGAGAGCCCACGTCACTGGCCAGCGGACCTTGACGGCGACCGCGTCGCTCTGGAACATCGACTTGTTGACTGGTCCTGCTACGCCGGCGGCGCCTGGCGCAGTGTCCATCACGATCTGAGCAGCCTTCGAAGCTTCGACTTCCGGCTCCGGACTCAAGGCGGCGACGAGCGCTGCTGGCGCGACGGCGAGGACGTCGTTCACGACTGCCGACGACCCGAGCACGACGACGTTCGTAGCAGGCATCGAACCGTGACCACGGGCGTTGAACATCATCGCGCGGCCTGGAGACATCACCAAGACGTACGGACCGTTGCCGCCTACCGGCGCCAGCGAGCCGAACAGCGCTCCTAAGTCTTCGTAGAACGCCTCACTGCTGTTCGCGTTGTTCGACGGCGTCAGCGCTGCGACCCCATTCCGGAGACCCTTCGGCCTCGCAGCATCCTCAGGATTCGCGTCGAAGAGGACTTCGTCGAGCATCCTCCCAGCCGCGCGGACGAGCGCGTCAGTGACGAGCGCCTCGGCGTTCGAAGACTCCGTCATCTCCCGCGAGAGGACTGCGATCGCGGCGAGCTTGTGCGGGTTCAAAATTGCCGCAGTCGACGCGAGCTGGCGCACCGGGATCGGCTGGCCCTCAGCCACCCACCCCGCGTTGCCGAACTCAGCCACGAATCCTGGGACCGAGACCAGCCCAGCACCATCGAAGGCGAGCACGAGGCCTCTCTTGAGGAGCTCTGCCCCAGCGCTCGCCGGACCGAGAGCTTCGATCGCGTCGTGGACGACGCGGACGGCGAGCTCGGCAGCCCACCCTGCGACTGACGTCATCGCCGGCGCCACAGCTGCCTTCTCGAGCAGCTCGTCGAGCACCCGGTCCGACGGCCACATCGCCCTCGCGACGTCCCGCGGGGACGAGCTCCACAGGCAGCCCAGGACTCTCGCCGTCAAAGACCGGGTGAACAAGTTGCCCGGAGGCAGCGGCAGCTCTCGCTTGAAAGCTTCCCGAGAGGCGCGGAACGGTTCGACCAGGGTCATAGCTATCTCCGGAAGAATGACGCGGCGGTCCCGCTGAGTGGGCTACGTCGCAGGACCGCCGCGGGCGCCAGGCCCAGAGTGACGAGGAGAGCTTGGCCTGCGCCAAGCTTAGCTAGGCGTGAGCAATCGACACGAGCTGAATGACGGGAGCTCCTTGACCCGGCGCTGCATCTCGCAGAACTCAGCGGCGATCTGGTACAGCTCCAGCGCTGTCATGGTCGGCGGGTGCTGGATCTCAAGGTCAAGCCCGCAGCAAGGCAACCCCAAGCTCAGGTGAGTGGTGACCTCGCCGTCACTGTCGACGCGGAAACCACGCAGCCGCGGGTAGTGATGCTGCTTCCACTCGTGCATCGGAAAGTCACTGCTCATAGGCGTCATCCGATCCATGCAGCGGCGTCGAAGGGCAGCTGGCGGCCGGGAGCTACGCCGACGGCCATGGCCAAGGCGACCATGCCGTCGATCCTCCCGCGGCTCTTGTTCTTGCTGAGCTTGCGGTTCGCGCTGTCCTTCCCCTCGACCACGGCGTTGACCGCGCACATCTGCAAGACCGGGTGCATGCCGTGGGAGATCTTCTCATCCAGAATCAGCGACTCGAGGTCGCGGAGGGCAGGGCTCATCGACTGCGTCCCTTGGCCAAACTCCACGAACTTCTCGTCGACGTACTGCTCCGGCAGGCCAGCCTTCTCCAGCCACGGCTTCAAGTGCTTCATGTTCCACCGGTCGAAGCCGATCTTCACGACGTCGTACGAGCTGAAGATCTCCTTCAGCCTCGTGGCGACGTACTCATAGGAGATGCTCTTGCCCGGCGTCGCCTCGAGGAACCCCTGGTCTCGCCACAAGTCGTACGGGATGCGGTCCGCCCGGGACTTCTCTCTCAGCCCTTCTGAGGGGAGCCAGAACGTCGGCGCCACGTGCCACACGCCGCCTATATCTGAGATCAAAACTAGGGCCGTGAGGTCGTGAGCTTCTGACAGGTCGAGGCCGCCGTAGACTCTCTTCCCCCGGAGGTCCGCGGGAGGCGCCTTGCCACAGGCAGCCCACACGCCGGGAGCGACGAACGGGTTGGAGGCCTCGACTCTCTGGTTGAGGACGAGGTTCCTGAATTCTGCTTCTCGCGTCGGCATCCGCCTGGCGTCTTCCGCCATGGCGTAGACTTCGACCTCGTTGAGGAAGTTGCCGAGGGCCGGGTTGGCGAGCTTTATGGTTTCAGGACTAAAAGGGTCGAGGTCCATGGGCGCCGTGTACAAGCTCACGATCGTCCGCGGGTCCAGGCCACCCTTCGCGTCGTCGATCAAGATGCTCAGCAGATCATTGTCCGTCGGCGCCTGGGTCGAGATGATCAGCGTCAGCGGGTCTTCTTGCGCTCCCGTCGCCGTCTCGAGCGCGTCGTAGAGCTCCGACCGCGGGCCGCGCACCTGGCCGAGCTCGTCGTGGACCACGAACACCGGACTCAGGCCGAACGACGTCTTGACCTCAGCGCTCAGAGCCCGGTACCGGGTGCCGATCTCCGGGCAGAAGAGCTCTTTCGCTGCGTCGCGGATCGTCACGAAGGGCGAGAGGGTCGGGCTCATCCGCACGGTCTTGGCGGCGAAGTGGTAGATGAGGGCAGCTTGCTCTCTTGACTGGGCCGTCGAGTACAGCTGGGAGTTGATCACCATCAGCGGCCCGACCAGGTGCACCAGCATGAGGTACGAGGCCAGGGCCGTCTTGCCGTTCTTCCTGCCGAAGCTGAGTATTGCTCGGCGGGCGTTACCGTCGTAGATCCTGCGGATCTCTACTTTCTGCCAGTCAGCCAGCTTCACCGGCTGGCCGAGGAGCTTCCCCTCGGCGACGAAGCAGTTATCCTCGATCCACTTGATGACGACGTCAGCCCTAGTGGGCTTTCTTTTGCGCCGCTTCAGCGGCACTACGTTCGGCTGGAGATCCATTATTCGCCCACGGTCTGTCTACTGACTTCTTGCCCGTACCCTTCACGGGACGGAACACATCCCCGTTCTTCCGCCGCTGAGAGTCGATTGACAGCCGGAGACGGTTCGCCAGAGTGCTCATCAAGACCACCTGGCGATGGTGCTTAACCTCGATGGCTCCGTGCTTCCTCAAGTCTTCTCCCTCGAGGCTCGTCGGGTCAACCTGGTCTAACCACCCCGCCAGCTCCCGGCAAGTGCAAACGCAGCGGCAGTACTCTTCCAAGACTGGAAATGACTCCAGAGTGAACCAGTCCGAGGGCATTCGACCTGTAACTTCTTGCCAGACAACCTTCATGTCGTTCCGCAAGCGGTCAGGGGGCTCTGGACGAGCTCCTGGCACCACTGGCTTCGTCTTGGTTCTTGCCATGTCCCTAGGTTTCTAACTTTTTAGGAAGAAATCTACCTCTGTTGCTTCGAATCTGCTTTTGCGCAAGTTCGCTCAGGTATTTTCTGTACTCTGGTCTACGAACAGCTTCAGCGTGGACCTTCACATATTCTGGGTCGGCGAGCTGCTTGAGCTGGAGAGCACGAGCATCCCGGGAAGTCCACCCGTAGCCACCTTCGAGGCTATTCCATAGGCCCGGGCGACTCGCGATCTCAATCTTCTCACGGTCAAGCGCCTCTTCTTCAGTCATCCCTGAAACCAAGATCTCACTAGAAACCGTGCTACCTCCGCGGAGAGCATCCGCGAGCTTCTTGTGGAAAGTCGAGATCCTCCGGTAGGACTCGTCGATCTTCTCTCCTGCGACGATTTTGCGGGCTTTCCTCTCGTGGCGGAAGCGCCTCGGGCCGCGTCCCTTCCCGACGTAGCGGATCACGCCATCGACCTGGATCGTGTAGACATAGTAAGAACTCAGCTTTCACTCCTGCTCATTTTCTTGAAATCGCACAGTTTTTGATTGACGGG